GCCTGTAGAATCTCAGGCGGCGGAAGAACCGGAGCCCGAGCCCGAAGAACCCAAAGTTTGGGCCAAGCCTCCGTCGAGTTGGAAGAAGGACTATCACGACACCTGGGATACCGTTGACCCACAAGTGCGTGAATACATCTGGCAGCGCGAAGATGAAATGCGCGCTGGCATTGAGCCATTAAAGAGCAAGGCTCAGTTTGCCGAGCAGGTCCAGAAGGTCGCTGAGCCTTATATGCAGACCATCCAAAGCCTCGGCGTGGACCTCCCCACGGCGATTAGCGGCCTTATGGATGCTGACCACAATCTTCGGTATGGTAATCCGCAGCAAAAGCGGGCATACTTGATGCAACTGGCGCAACAGTATGGCGTCAGTCTCGGTGATACCGGCGATTTCCCACAAGAAGCCCCGGCTGATCCGTATATCTCGCAGCTTCAGCAAGAGCTTTATGGGCTCAGAAATGAAGTTGTGGGATGGAAGCAACAGCAAGAGGCGGCTCAGAATCAGTCGCTTCAAGCTGAAATCGAAGAATTCTCCACCAAGGCGGAATTCTTTGAAGATGCAAAGCCCACGATGATTACGCTCCTACAGAGCGGCGTGGCGACAACGCTTCAGGACGCCTATGATAAGGCGCTCCGCCTTGACAATGACCTCTTTGAGAGGGTCCAGCAGAGCCAACAAGCTGCTGCTGAAGCCGCAAAGAGAAAAGCAGCCGATCAGGCAGCTAAGTCGGCCAAGGCAGCGGCGGTAAGTGTCCGGACCTCTACACCCAGGGTCCAAACGGCTACCAATGCGCAAGACAGGCGGTCTATGTTGCTCGAACAATTCGGCAATGTGGCAGACCGCCTTTGATGAAACCCTGATATGGAGGCGAGCCAATGGCTTTCGCTAACTCTGCTGTCAGCGACATCATTGCGACGAATATCCAAAGCCGCAGCGGTGAACTCGCTGATAACGTCACCAATAACAACGCCCTTCTGCGTCGTCTGAAGGAGCGGGGGAACGTCAAGACGTTCTCTGGTGGTAACGTGATCCTTCAAGAGATCATGTATAACGACGCATCCTCGAACAACACGAATAGCTATTCCGGCTATGAAGTGCTGAACGTGGCCCAAAACTCGCCCATTTCGGCGGCTCAATTCGGCATCACCCAATACGCTTCGGCTGTGACCATTTCCGGCTTGGAAATGATCCAGAACAGCGGCAAGGAAGCCATCATTGACCTGCTGGATGGCCGTATGGCTGTTGCCGAAGCCCAGCTTCAGAACCGCATGAGCGGTGACATCTACCTTGATGGCACCGGCAACGCGGGCAAGAACATCACTGGTCTGGGCGCTGCCGTTCCCGACGTTCCGACTTCGGGCACCTACGGCGGCATTAACCGCGCCACTTGGGCCTTCTGGCAAACCAAGTCGTTCTCTGGCGTGACCAACGGCGGTTCGGCTGTTTCGCCTTCGAACATCCAAGCCTACATGGATGCTCTGGCCGTTCAGCTTATCCGTGGCACCGACAAGCCTGACCTGATCGTGGCGGACAACAACTATTACCGCTTCTATCTCCAGTCGCTTCAGGCCATCCAGCGCATTTCGGACTCCGGTTCGGGCATGGCTGGCGCTGGCTTCGCTTCCCTCAAGTATTACGGCGCGGGCATGGCCTCCGACGTTGTGCTTGATGGTGGTATCGGTGCTTCCGCCACGGCGAACCACATGTGGTTCCTGAACACGAAGTATCTGCACTTCCGCCCGCACGTTGACCGGAACTTTGTTCCGATTGGCGGCGAGCGTCAGGCCGTTAACCAAGACGCCATTGTGAAACTGATCGGCTGGGCAGGCAATATGACCTGCTCGGGCGCGCAGTTCCAAGGCGTCCTCATCGCGTAAGAAAGGGGAAAACCATGCCTTACACTTTCGATGAACCCAAGCTCGGCCTTCAACAAGTCGACCAAATTGACGATGGTGTGCTTTCGCCCGCCAGCGTCTCCAATGGCACCACGACCACGATTCCGACCCCGCCTTATGTGCTGGGCCAGATCGTCCGTGGCTTTGACCCCGTTTATGGCGAGGGTGAATTCATCCTCCTCAAAGGCGTGGCCAACACCGTCGTCGGCTCTGTCGTTACCTACAACGGCACGACCTACGAAACGGCCTTGGCTCCGGTCACGAACAACCAAGCGCGTCCCGTGGCTATTGCTATGGCTGCTAACACTTCCGCTACCCGGTTCGCTTGGTATCAGATTGGTGGCACCGCCATTGCCAACCGCACGACCGGCGTTGCCCTTGCCCCGAATGTCGCCATTGGCGTCACCTCGGCTGGCAAGGTTGCGCTTACCTCGTCGGGCAAGGAAATCCTTGGCGCTCGCTCGGCTAACACGGCTACCGTGGCCGCTGCTACCGCGACTGTGGCGATTGTCATTAATCGCCCGCACCTTCAGGGTCGCGTTTCCTAACAACAGGAAGTGGGTGGGGGGGAGAAATCCCCCCCATTTCATATGGACATACAAATCCTCTGCAATACCGACGACGACATCCTTTTCGCCAACATTGGCGGAAATTCGCGCAAGCATCGGTCCTGGATCAAAATGCTCGAAGCGCATGACGGCCACGCGGTCCTTGTTGGTGGCGGGCCATCGCTCCAGGAACATTTACCCACAATCAAGAAGCGCAAGGATTTAGGGCAGACGATTTTCGCCCTGAACGGCGCTGCGAAGTTCCTGAACGACAACGGGATCATCCCGGAATACCAGGTCATCCTTGACGCGCGACCCGATAACGTCACGCTGTTAGGGACCGCGAGGAATTACCTGATCGCCTCTCAGTGCGACCCGTCCGTTTTTAAGGCCACCGGGAAGCCTTTTGTGTGGCACCCGGCCATTGAGGGCATTGAGGAGCATTTGCCCGCCCACGACGACGATTATGCCCTTATCGGCGGCGGTACGACGGTTGGCCTGTCCGCTATGTGCCTCGCCTACACGATGGGTTTCAGGAAGCTACACCTGTTCGGCTATGACTCATCCCACCGGGCTCGAATCGGTCATGCCTACAATCAGCCCATGAACGCCGCCGATCCGCTTTGCAAGGTGACGCTTGGCGGCAAGACGTTCACGGCTAGCCTGACAATGGCGCGGCAGGCCGAACTGTTCCCTGAGGTCTGCAACAACCTGATTGACCTTGGCTGCATCATTACCGTGGATTCGGATGGCCTCATCATGGAGGTCATGCACCAGATGCGCTTGGCGTCACAGCCCATGACTGAGGCTGAGAAGTACCAAAAGATGTGGTCGCACGACTCCTATAGGAACGTGTCGCCCGGCGAGGGCTTCGCGGAGGAATTCGCAAAGGTTGCAAAGCCGCACTTCCTCGACATCATTGCGGACTTCGGATGCGGGACCGGGCGCGGCGGGCTGGCAATCAACCGACTGACTAACTGTGATGTTATATTTGTGGACTTTGCGGATAACTGCCTTGATATGCGTGGCCAGTTTCCGTTTGTCCTAGCCGACCTGACCAAGCCTATGTCAATGGACTTAAGCGCTGATATTGGCTACTGCACCGACGTCATGGAACACATCGAACCTGAAAAAGTACCCGACGCGATCCGAAACATTATGGATTGTGTTGACAAGTGCTTCTTTAAGATTGCGATGTTTCATGACAATATGGGGGCCTTGATAGGACATCCGCTGCATTTGTCCGTCTTTCCCGTCGAATGGTGGGAGGAACAATTTGCAGGCTACGATGTGCTATACAGGAACCATGACGGGGACACCCCCTTTCCGTATGCTACCTTCTACGTCAAAGCCAAAGAAAGGGCTTAACAATGGCGATTCCCTCCCGAGTTCTGGCGGCTGGTAACGCGCCGCTTTCCACCGAAACGATTTGCGGAGCGGTTGCTTCTGGCCTGACGGCCACCGGCACAAACCTTGCGACCGCCTTGCAACTGAGCGCCGACATTAGCGTCGTAGCTACGACTGCGGCTTCGACCGGCGTGGCCCTGCCTGACGCCGAGGCTGGCGCTCAGGTTGTGGTGTTCAACAACGGCGCAAACTCCTTGACCGTCTATGCCCGCACCGGCCAAACGGTTGACGGTGCTGCCTCCGTTGCCATTGCCACCGGCAAGGAGCGCATCTTCTTTGGTATCTCCCCGACCATTTGGCTTTCACATCTTGGAGCGTAATTCATGCTGGATAGCGATGCTTTGAACGCAGACGCACATCTTTTCGTCGAGTTCTATGAATACGAAGCCGACCCCTACAAGGGCCGCGCTTTTGTCAGGATCATGACCCCAGGGGACAAAACGAACGTCATTGAGACATTCGCCAACGACGACCACAAGATGCGCTTCCCGCGCCAATGGCTCGCTTTCCAGATGAAGGGCTCCGATGAGACTGCCATGCTCATTGGCGTCCCGCTGTCGCGGTGGCGTCAAGAGAACCCCGGCGATCTCAGCGAGATTCAACAGGCAGAGTTGCAAATCCTGAAGTTCCAGACCGTCGAACAGGTCGCCACGGCCACGGACGCGCAACTTCAAAGGATCGGCATGGGGGCGGCGGGTCTTCGGGAACGAGCCCGCGCCTACCTTACCGGCAAAAACAACGCCGAAGCGGAAAGCAAGATCAGCGCTCAACAGGCCGAGATTGATGAACTCAAGAAGCAGATGCAAACTCTCTTGGGTGAACGTCGCGGCCCCGGGCGCCCCAAAAAGGAAGAAGTGGTAAATGCCCTCGACAATGCTGGAGTTGGTGACTCAGGTCACGAATGAACTAGGCATTTCGACGCCTGCGTCGGTCGCCGGAAACAGCAATCAGGATGTGGTTCAAATCCTCGCGTTGATGAACGCATCGGGATACGAACTGCTCCGAAAGGCTGACTGGCGCAGGCTTACCGCTGCACATTCTTTTTTCACGGAATACACGACCACCACCGGCACCTATACGACTGCCTCGCGGGTGGTGACGGGCATCCCGTCTACGGCTGGCCTCGACACGACATACATGGCCGTTGGGACGGGACTGCCAAACGGCACGTTCATTGAGAGCGTGGATTCGCTCACCCAAGTCACGCTGTCCGCTTTTCCCCAGGACGCAGCGACCAATGGAACCGTCTATTTCCAGAAGGTCAAATACGCCTTCCCGTCTGACTATGACGCTATTGTCCCACGCACTCAGTGGGACAAGAGCAAGCGCTGGGAAATGCTTGGCCCTGAGAACGCTCAACAGTGGGAATGGCTCCTGAGCGGCTATATCAGCACCGGACCGCGCATCCGCTGGCGTCTGTATGGCGACTATTTCCAGATTTGGCCGGGCGTCTCGACGGCTGAAAACCTTAGCTTTGAATATCGCAGCAAAGCATGGGCTCGCAGCGCCGCTGGCGTTCCGAAGAACAGCTTTACGGCTGATAGCGACACCTGCATCTTCCCCGACCGGGTGATGGTGCTGAACACCAAACTGAAGTATTTTCAGGCCAAGGGCTTCGACACCACGGCTCTGTTCCGCGACTTCTACACCGAACTTGAGACGGCTATTTCTCAAGATACGTCGGCGGCGAACCTGTCGTTCGCCCCACGTCCCGGCAATGTCCTGATCGGTTACGACAACATTCCTGACAGTGGGTATGGTCGGTAATGGCCTTCCAACCGCGCACCTTGGTTCAACGGGCTTCGGCTAACGTCGAGTCCCTGCCCGCCCCTGTCGGGGGCTGGAACGCCCGTGACTCTCTGGCGAACATGGACCCGATGGACGCGGTTACGATGGTCAATATGTTTCCGACCGTCTCCAGCGCGGTCCTGCGGGGCGGCTACAGAAAACACGCCACCGGCCTTGATGGGCAAGTGCAATCGCTCATGACCTATGCGGCTGGACCCGTGACGGAAATGTTCGCCGTGACGGATACGGGCAAACTTTACGATGTGACCAATTCCGGCCCTGTCGGCGCTCCCATTTTGACCGGCCTGTCGAACGGGATTTGGGAACACGTTAACATCACGACGAGCGCGGGTAGTTATCTGGTTGCCGTCAACGGCATTGATGAGCCGGGTCTGTATGACGGCACAACTTGGACAAGCATTTCGACGGGTGGTGGCGCGGCTCAGATTTCGGGCGTGACGACAAGCAATCTGGTCAATGTCGTTCTGTTCAAGAACCGGCTGTGGTTTATCGAAAAGGACACGCTTAACGCTTGGTATCTGCCGACCGATTCGATCTACGGCACCGCACAGAAGCTGGAAATGACCGCCATTGCCCGTCACGGCGGGCATCTGGTGGACCTTGACACCTGGACTATCGACGCGGGTTACGGCGTTGACGACAACCTTGCGTTTATTACAAGCGAAGGCGAGGTCATTCTGTGGAGCGGGACGGACCCAAGCAACATTAACACATTCGCCCTTATCGGCGTGTGGAAATTGGGCTCTCCGATTGGTGAGCGCTGTATGCTCAAGTGGGGCGGCGACTTGCTGATCCTCACCTATGACGGCTTGATCCCGATGGCGTCGTCGCTTCAAAGCAGCCGACTGGACCCGCGTGTGGCGCTGTCTGACAAGATTCAGGGCGCGATTACGGCGGCGACCACAACTTATGGCGGCGACCATGCGGCTGTCGGCTGGCAGATTGTCTATACGGCCAAATACAATGCCGTGTGGATCAACGTGCCTGTGTCGCTCGGCTCGCAAGAGCAATATGTGATGAACACCATCACAAAGTCATGGTGCCAATTTCAGGGCTGGGCTGCGAACTGCTGGGAAATCTACGAGGACGACCCTTATTTCGGCGGCAACGGCTATGTCGGGCTTGCGTGGGACGACACCTATGCCGACGACAACGCGGACATCCCGGCCACGGTGATTCAGGCGTTCAACTATTTCGGAAGCCGGGGCGTGAAAAAGTATTTCACGCGAGCCCGCTACAGCCTGTTTACCAATGGCTCCCCAGCCATCTTTGTCGGCATCAACACAGATTTTGACACCACGGCTAACGCTGCCCCGCTGTCCTTTTCTCCGGCTAATGCGGCAACTTGGGACGTATCTCTTTGGGATGTCGGTTATTGGGGCGCGGGGCTTGTGATGACGAACCAATGGCAAGGCGTGACGGGAATTGGTTACTGCGGAGGGCTGCAATTCAAGTCATCCAGCAAGGGTGTGCAGATTGAATGGGCTTCAACAGATGTGGTGTATCAGACCGGATGGGCTGGCATATGATCTTCGCCTGCGAAAAGGTTGCCGACTGTCTGCCAGAATGGCGCATCATGGGCGACGCCCATTGGAGCGAGTTTTATGGGGATGCAGATTTTAGACCCGATGTTGAAGCCTTGGTGAAGCAAGAGGTCGAAGGTCGCTTCTCTTACTTTTCAATGAGGGACGAAAGCGGTAAACTTTGCGGACAGGCGGGATTTACGATTATGTATAACCCTGTCTTTTCGTCCTATGTGGCTTATGACAGCTTTTTCTACATCGACCCCGAATACCGAAGAAAAGACAACATGAAGAAGCTGCTGAATTTTGCCGGTCAACACCTCAACGCGAACGGAGTTTCTCAAGTGCTTGCGGGCCACCACCTTGAGCATGACCTTTCGTCCTTGCTGAAGGGCGCAAATTTCGTTCCCGCTAGTGTGCTTTACCTGTTTATGGGAGCTAAGTGATGGGTAGCCTTTGCCGTAAGCCCAAAGCCCCGCCGCCGCCGGATTATGCCGCTCAGGCGAAAGCTCAGGGTGAAGCTAACCTGCAAGCTGGATTGCAAACGGCTAGCATTAGCAACCCCAACATCAATAGCCCGTATGGAAACCAGACGGTTACTTGGGATATGTCCAATCCCAATATGCCGACGCCGACGATTACGCAGACGCTGACTCCAGAAGCTCAGGCGGCGTTGAATTCGCAGCAGCGGGTTCAGCGTGAATTTGCCGACCTTGCCGGGCAGGGTATTGGCAATGCTCGTCAAATTTTGGGTACTTCCTTCAATTATCAGGGACCGAACATCCAGACTTCGCTTGAAGGCGTCCCCAAGCCTGAAGGCGTTGACCTTAGCCAATTCGGGCAAAATCAAGGCATTGATGAGCGCGTTTACGGTCAGGCTGGCGGCATTAACGCCGATCAATATGGCCTTGCTCGCCGCGAAATGGACCTGTCGAACATTGCGGCTATGCCGGTCAATGCAGGCATGACGGGTCAGCAGGCTATTATGCAGCGTCTTGCGCCTCAAATGCAGCGTCAGCGCGAGGGGCTTCGGACCCAGCTTATCAATCAAGGCTTCCGCCCCGGCACTGAAGCCTTTAGCCGGGCTATGGAGCAACAAGGCCAGCAAGAAAACGATATGTTTACCCAAGCCGCCCTGCAAGGGATTGGCCTTGACATGTCGGCTAATCAGCAAGGCTTTGGTCAAGCCGCAACCTCTCTTGGGCTTTATAATCAAGGTGTAGCCCAAAACTTCGGCCAAGGACTATCGGCGCAGCAACTCAAAAACGCCTCAATTGCGCAGAATCTCCAAGGCGGCTTGGCGGCGCAGCAAATGCGGAATGACGCCCTCAACGCGAACATTGCCAACGCCATGCAGGCGCAGGCCATGCGAAATGCTGCCTCCGCGCAGCAGTTCAATCAGAACCTTCAGGGCGCTCAATTCGCCAACACCGCATCCGAACAAGACCTCGCCCGCGCCCTGCAACTCCGCAATCAGCCGATTAACGAGATCAACGCGCTTATGGAGGGTTCGCAAATCCAGAACCCGCAATTCCAGGGCTATACCGGCGCTGGGGTTAATGCGGCTCCGATCTATCAGGCGGCTCAAGACCAAGGCAATTATGCTATGGGCCTTTATGGTCAACAGATGGCCGCTAGAAACGCGAATATGAGCGCGTTGGGCAACATCGCCGGTTCGGCTATGGGCATGTTTAGCTTCACCAGCGACATCCGCCTGAAGTCCAACATTGAGCGTGTCGGAACGCATCCGCTTGGCATTGGCGTCTATGAGTATGACATTGACGGCCATCGTGAACGCGGCGTGATGGCGCAAGAAGTGCTGAACGTGAAGCCCGAAGCCGTCCTTATGGGCGACGATGGCTTCTACATGGTCAACTACGGGGCTCTCTAATGCCGCAAATCAGCCTCACCGACTTCAAGGCCACTCAGGAAGCCGCTGAACGCCAGAAGCGCATGGCGGCGGCTTTGCGCGAGCAGGCCACTTCGCCTATCCAGATTCAGTCCTACAATGGTATCCAGGCCCCGATCCCGTGGACCGAAGTGCTGGCAAAGGCTCTGGCAGGCTATGCGGCTGGCCGCAAGGAGCGCAAGGCCGATGAGGCGATTGCGGAAGGCCGCGCGAAGGCTCGCCGTGAGGCTATGGATTTTGTGAGGGGCCTGAAGCAAGAGACGCCTCAGGATCGCTTTATCGCGCCGCCAAACTTCCAGCCCGAACAGCCCGGCTTCATCGACCGGCTGAAGCAGGCGGGTCAACAGTTCATGCCGCAACAGCCTCAACCTATGGCGGCTCCGCAAGCCCCCCCGCCTCAGATGCAACCGCCGCCTATGACGCCCGCGCAGCCTATGCCTCAGGGCTCAGAGGCTATGTCTCTGGACGCCTCGCAACTGCGGCAAATCCCCGCCGAACTCCAGAACCGCGCTCGTTCGCCTGAGGAACAGCAGCAGATGCTTATGGATGCGGCGATGAGCGGGAACCCGTATCTGGAGAGCATCGCGCCTAAGATGTATGCCGATCTTGAATCGTCCATGCAGACCCAAGCCGAACGCGACCGGAAGATTGAAGCCATCATTGGCATGGACGCCACGGACGACCAGAAGCGCCAGATGATTGCCGCAATGGACCTTGGCGACAATGAGGCGTTCAAGAACGCTATCAAGCCGCCTGTGCCTATTCAATCGCCTGAAGGCGTCATTGGACTTATCGTGCAGAAGGTCGCAGCGGGGCAGGAAGTTACGCCGCAAGAGCGCGAGATTTACAATCTGTGGGCCGCTAAGACGCGCAAGCAAGGCCAGTGGGCTCCAAAAGCGCCCAAGGCTGGGCCGGGGCCGGTCAAAAAAGACAAACCTAAAGTTGCCGACCTTGGCAGCGGCGCTGATCCTGTTTGGGAGTAAGAAATGCCTCAACCCGGAGAAATCAGGCCCGGCCCGAATGGCCGACGCGCTCAATGGACCGGCGAACGGTGGGTTGAGATTGCGCCCGAGCCTACCGCCCCTGCTACGCCCGGCCCTGTTGCGTCTGGCAACATCATTCAGCAACAGATTGGCGGCAAGGTTTACAATACTCAGGCCGGTAAAGACCTTGCTTCAGGCGATGTTGCAATGCAGCAAGCGGCTCGCGCTTCCGCCGTCCAAGGTGCTGAAACGCAAGGTCGCGCTAAAGAAATTGGCGATTTGCTTCAGCAAACTTCTACTGGTCCTGGAGCATATATTGGGCATGGCATTAAAGCGCTTGCTGGCGCGCCTCAGGACTTCACCAATCTTAGCACGATCAAGCGGCTTGGCGGACAAGGCGTCTTTGGCGATCTCGACAAGCTGAAGGGCGCGATTTCGGATAAGGACGTTCGCTTCCTGCGTGAGCAACAAGTTGATCCTGGCAAATTCGGCGGCGAAAATCAGCGTATTGTAAACCTTATGAAGTGGACCGGAGATCGATCCAAGGCTTATGAGTCAGCACTGAACGCATGGGCCAATCGCCTTGGCTCGCCTTCCGCGCTTAACGCCCGAGGCCAATCTTTCCAAGGGTGGTGGTCGCAATGGTCTGAGGAAAATATGCCTCGCCCTGATGTTGTCAAAGCCAAGGCTCAAAATCAGGGCGGCAAATTCAAACTTGTCTCTGTTGAAGATGTGCGGTGATGGCCGATAAAGAATACGTCTTTGACTACGGCGGCAAGCGCTACAAGGTCCGTGGCCCTGCGGGCGCAACTCAAGCTGAACTGCTTGAGGCCGCTGGCGTTCAAGAACAAGGCTGGTTCGACAAAAACGGTCGCACCCTAATGACTACTACTGGTGCGGGGCTTGGCATGATCGCCGTTGCTCCCGCTGCTGTCGGCGGAACCATTCTCAGCGGGGGACTTGCTACCCCCGGAGCCATTGCCCTTGAGATGGGCGGGGCCGCTGGCGGCGGGGCCATTGGCAGTCAGGCTTTTGATGCAATTCAAACCCTGCGTGGTCGTGGTAGGCAGGGCGAAACGGTTATTAGCAAGGCCAAACAGGTTGCTAGCGATGTCGGCATGAACGCCCTTGGCGCACTAGGCGGGCGGGCGATTGGCAACGCTCTTGAGATTGGCGGCAGGGCTGCGGCTCCGTATGTCGCGCCTCGCGTCAGAGCCGCGCTTGATTACCTGACGGCTAAGGGCGCTCGTGGCGTAAAGTCCCTGCGTGGGGGCACGGCGGCTTCTCTTGAGCGTGAGACGGCGGAAGCGGCTGCGGCCCGCACGGAGGCCCTGCGTCGTGCCGAGGCCCTTAAGGCAAGCGCAAAGGCTGATACGGCTAGGGCCGCTGGATTTGAGCGCAAGGCCGCAAAGGCCACCGTCAAGGCTCAACCGCCAGCCCCTAATGTGGGCCAAATTAAGACGCTCAGTGAGCGTGGCGCTCCCGTGCGTGACGCTACTGTGGCGGCGCGGAGCAAGATTTACGAAAACCAAGTCGCGCAGGACAAGGTTCTTCGGGACGCCGCCGATCTGGTGGTCGCGGACAACGAGGCTGCGGGCAAGTTCATCAATGATATGCCTTCTGCAAAGGGGCTGTTTGATGAGGTTTCCGGTCGCTTGAAGCCAGACCCCGCTACATCGCCTACCGCGACCTCGCTTCCCACGCCGGAAGAAAGCAAAGTGCTGACCGCCGTGCAATCGGCGCTCAAGGACCGGACTGTTGAACTGACGCCTGCCGAGGCGCGCGCGGCTGTTGAGGCCGGGTTTGAAGTCAAGCGCGTCCCGATGGGGCCGCAGGGGGATGTCCCGGCCCAAGCCGATCAAGTCCGATACGTCCGCACGTTCAAGACCTCGTTTGAGGCCCTGGACAATCTGCGTCGTCGCCTTGGCGAGTCGTTCAATGGCGTCCCAACCGGATTTGAGGGCATCCCGAACCACCTTGCCCGCGATATGTATGGCAAGGTTAGCCGCGTTCTGGACGATTACGTTGGCTCTGCCCGCGCTGAAGTGCAGGCGAACTGGAAGAACGGGCTTCAGGCGCTTGAGCCTTTCGACAACACGCGGATTGGTAAGACCCTGACGGCTACGCAGGGCGAGACGGGTATTCCGGCTGCTGCTGCTGCTGAGATTCCCGGTCGGATTGTCGCCCAAGGCCGTGAAGGCGTGGAACAGGTCGGGGCTCTTGCCGGTCCTGAGACGCAAAAGCAATTCCTGCGTGACCAAGTGCAGGTGGCGCTCTCCAAGGCTGACGGCACACCGCTGCCTTACGATGAGGCTATCGCCAAGGTGGGGCCTGATACCAAACTTGGTGACTCCTTGACTGCTGATCCCGAACTTTCGCGGGCCGTGCAACAGCACCTCGACCGCCTGCGTGACGCCAAACTGTCGGGCGTTCAGGCTGAAAAGTTTGAGGGCTTTGGCAAGGCTAGGGCGAAGTCCGCCGAACAAGCAAGCAAGCAGGAAACCGCTGCCCTGAAGGAAGCTGACAAGATTGAGCGTGTTGGACTTGAGGCCGCTGCGGACCTTGAACAAATCAAGGTCGCAAAGCCGGAAGAAGTGCTATCCAAGGCTGATTCCGTTGCTCGCAAGTTGCTCGTTCAGGGTAAGATCACGCAGGAGCAATACGCGACTGTCATGGGAGAAATTGCCGAAACTGAGCGGGCTATGGGAATTGAGAAGGCCCGAAATCGGGCGCTTCTGATCCTGGGCGGTTCTGGATTGGCGGCGTTTGGACTTAATCGAACCGTTCAACGGCTCTGGCACATTCCTGATTAACAGTTCGGGGCAACCCGTCGTCACGAACACGATTATCAGCTCGACGGCGTTCAATGCGCTGACGGCTGACCTTGCGACGGGTCTCAGCACCTGTCTGACCAAGGACGGGCAGACCACGCCCACGGCTAATATCCCGCTGGGCGGGTTCAAGCTGACCAACGTGGGTGCGGCGGCTTTGCTGGGGGACGCGCTGTCGTTCGGGCGAGACGCCACGATTGACGATCTGACCGTGACGGGCACCCTTAACGTCTCTGGTGCGTCCACAATTGCCGCCCTGTCGGTGTCGGGCCTTGGCACCTACACCAACACGCAGACGTTCTCGGGCTCGACTTCCGCACTGGCCGCGAAACTGAAGAACGCGCTTGAGGGCGTGACGATCAGCGCCACGGCGGCGACGGGCACGATTGCCTATGACGTGACTTCGCAGGCGGTCCTGTATTACACGACCAATGCGTCGGGCAACTGGACCCTGAACGTGCGCGGCAATGGCTCCACTTCGCTCAATTCGCTCATGGCGACCGGCGAGAGCGTGACGATCGCGTTCCTGGTGACGAACGGGGCCACGCCCTATTACCAGTCAGCCTTTCAGGTGGACGGGGCTTCTGTGACGCCCAAGTGGCAGGGCGGTTCGGCCCCAACTGCGGGCAATGCGTCGTCCGTTGATATTTACACCATCACGATTGTTAAGACTGGCTCCGCTGCGTTTACTGCGTTTGCGGCTCAATCGAAGTTCGCCTGATGCCTGTTCTCGCCACTCGTGCTGCTGCGTCTGCCCGTGCTTGGGGGATGTTTGGTAAGAGCCCGCCCCTTAGCGTGGACTATGTTGTGTCTGCTGGCGGCGGCGGCGGTGGTGGCGGATTTAATGCCGCTGGCGGCGGCGGCGGCGGCGGCGATGTTCTCACCGGAACAACCAGTGTTGAGCCTGGAAATTACACCGTAACGGTAGGCGGCGGTGGGACCAGCGGACCAGTCTTGTCTGGCTCGGGTCAGGGAGGCAACGGAAACAATAGCTCCGTTTTCTTGCTTACTTCGACTGGCGGCGGCGGCGGTGGCGGCGGCGCGGGAGCGGGCGGTCAGACCGGCGGGAACAATGGCGGTAATTCTCAACAAGGCGGAAACGGAGAGGGCGGGACTGCTAGTGGAAAAAATGGCGGTGCGGCCTATTCAAATTCAATCAGCGGTTCTTCCGTAAATTACGGCGGCGGCGGCGGTGGTGGTGGTGATGCCAGTAACTCTTACGCTGGAGGGACTGGCGGCTCGGGCGCTGGAAACGGAGCAAGCACTAACTACGGCGGCGGAAATTATCCGGGCGGAAACGCCTCTGCCAACCAGGGCGGCGGTGGCGGTGGCGGGTCAAATGACTCCGTAAATCCTACATATACAGGGGTCGGGGGGACTGGCGGTTCCGGCGTAGTCATCATCCGCTATTTGACGGGTTCTGCTTCCTGCACTGGCGGCACTGTCACCACTTCAGGCGGCTACACCATCCATACTTTCACTGGCTCTGGCACTTTCACGGTAAGCTGATATGGCTCACTTCGCTGAACTCGACCAAAACAACATCGTCACCCGCGTCATTGTCGTTAACAACAGCGACATCATGGAGAACGGCCAAGAGAGCGAAGCCAAGGGCATTGCCTTCTGCCGCTCTCTGTTCGGACAGAATACGAACTGGGCGCAAACAAGCTACAACGCCACCACCAGAAAGAGGTATGCGGGCGTGGGATACTCTTACGATAGCAGCCTTGACGCCTTCATTACGCCTCAGCCCTATCCTAGCTGGCATCTGGACGCACAAACCTGCGATTGGGCGGCACCTATTCCTATGCCGAACGACGGCGCTTGGTATATATGGGATGAACCAAATCAGTCTTGGGTGAAGGTTACTACCGATGTCGATTCTGTCTGAAGCCGAGATCGAACACATTGCCGACAAGGCCGCTGAAAAGGCCATCGTCAAGGTGTATGAACAGATTGGCCGGTCGGTCGCCCAACGGGTGTTCTGGTTCATTGGCGTCATCTTTGTCTCTGGATGCGCCTTGCTTGTAGGTAGCAACATCCTGAAAGGATAGGCATGGCCCTTTCCGACGACGAGTTTATCGCCGCTTGGCAACAGGCTAAATGTTCCCCTTCAGTTGTCGCCCGGA